TTGATTGCCTAAGACAAAAAACTGTATTGAGTTGTTATTTACAAAGCGGATATAATCATAAATATGCAAACCTATATACTCAATACTATCCCTAAGATCTGGCTCAATACTAAAAACATTAGATCCAGATAAATCTAACCCAGATCCAGCAGTGTAGGTGCTAGCATCGCCAGCAGTTTCTGTGCCTGTAGTTACTCCAGTTAAATGCCCAAACTCATCTACTGTTACATTTTGGATGTACGTTCTACCAGAGTTTGATGTAGATCCTAGCGTAGAGGTGTCAGCGTGACTAAATGCAGTGCCAGTTAAATCTAAACCATTACCACTAGCGCTGTATGTTGTATCTGTAACAGTTTCTGTATCGGTTGTTAATCCTGTAACGTGACCAAAAGTATCTAAAGTTACGCCAGTTACATAAGTCCTAGAGCTTGCTGTTAATGATGCCTGGTTAGAGGTATCATCATGAGCCAGTCCATTTGTTTGCTGGGTTAATCCAGAGCCAGCGGCTACTGTAAACTCATTAGATCCATCCAAGGCGATACCCTGTCCAGCTGTATAAGTGTTTCCTAATTCAATAAAACTAGAGCCATCATAAACCTCATAAACATTTAAAGAGGTATTATATCTAAACATCCCTACCTCTGGCGTTCCAGGTCTTTGTGCTGTAGTACCTACTGGAATTGTTACAGCTCCATTTAAATCTACATCTAAAATGTTATTAGCCTGTGAAATACTAGAGTTTCCTACCTCAGTTGAGGTTGTAAATATTGGCAAAAAGTTTGTTGATCCAGAGCCACCTAATAAAGTTACAGAGGTTGCTCCAAAAATTATTATTTCTATCTCTACTCCAGACTCTACCTCATTTCCTGTACCAAAATCTAAAGTAGTACCAGATACAGAAAAATTATCTTTTGATTGATAAACCCCATCAAAATAAACTTGTATATCATTCTCATCTGATATTGATTGAGATAGCGTGTACTGGTAGTCAGTTCCATCAGCTGTAAAGTTGTCTCTATAAATCTCTAGGTTTACATTTGTAGTACCTCCGCCACCTCCAGCAATATCATCCCAGCTAAATGATCCATCGCCATCTGAGGTTAAAACTTGACCGCTTGTACCATCACCAGCCACATCTAATTTATCAGCTCCTATAGAGTTATTTGTTAGGGATAATGTAACAGCTCCTGTAGTAACATTAGCTGCAATTACTGAGTCTGTAGCTATTGATCTAACTACATCTACCCAGGAAAAAGTACCATCCCCATCAGATAATAATGCCTGGAGTGAATTTCCGTTTCCGCTCACTTTTAATTCACTAGTGCCAACTGAATCAGCTGCTATTTTATCATCTGTAACAGCATTTGAGGCTAGTTGATCAGTGTTTATTCCGCCATCAGCTACAGCAAACTGATTACTGCCATCTAGGTTTAAAGTATCCTCATCAGCTGTATAAGTTTCACCTAAATCAGTAACCTCAAAATTTAGCTTTCCATTTGTATCATCATAGGTTACAGTTATGTTTGTCTCTGTATTACCAGAAACCATAGTGCCTAAAAGATCCTGAAAATCCTCTGTATTTAGTGAAATAGTTACATCCCCCTGGCTCACATCGGCATCTATTCCAGTGCCGCCTGTGATAGATTGTACAGCTAAATCTGAAACATTTACCCAGTCAGTTCCTGTAAGCGTACTTTTTAAAAGCTGTCCATTAGTTCCTGGCGAGTTTAAAGAATCTTTTATAGCGCCATCTACTCTAAGATCACCCTCGATTCTAAAATCTCCAGATGTATTTACATGAAGTCCTAGCTCATTACCGACTCCATCAGTTAGCTGTTTATCGGTTGCACCTATCTCATCATTATCAATAGCTTTTACTATTGATTGATATGTATCTTTAATTTTATTGCCAGTATATGATGCCATCTAACTATTTTCTACAAATTTAATCATTTTTAATCATCCCAATTTTGATCTAACTCATCAAACGTTTCATTTTTTTTATGCCAAAAAAGATCTTTTAATTTTTCTGCTATCTTTTTTCTAAACCTACCAGCTTTCTGCTTTAAAGTTCTTTGGACTCCTATCATTGTGGTACATGGCGCAAATAAGCTATTATATGCCCTTTGGTTAATGTTATATTAGTAAAGTTTCCGTAGATGATCTGCCCATCTAAAAGATCATAATCCACCATATTATTATCACCAGCTGGAGTGTCATTAGTAGCGTCAAATGTACATGATATGATACATTCAATCATGCAAAAATACTCGCCTGGAGCTGTTACAATATCGTCAGTGTTTTTAATTAGTGTACGCATACCAAAATCACCGAAGCTCATTCGGTGAAAGTTGTTAGCTGAGTATAAATCTTTTGTTGCCATTATTTAGTTTTATCTTTTAATTTCTCGTATGTTCTCAGTCCGCCTAAACCTAGCATTCCCATAAGGACAGTAAAAAGGCTGTTAGTGTCAAACTCAACTGGTTTGATATCAGTATAAGCTAAAAGCAGCGGCATTACTATATAATGAAAGCCAAAAGCTAAACCACAAATCCATCCGATAAATGGGCGCCATCCAGCGACAAACATACTTCTATTTTGAGCCTCTACCTTATTAATCTCTGCCTGTAGTTCTATAAGGCGCTGAGGATCCATCTCTTTGCCTTTTATTGCCTCTCTTATATCCAAAGCCAAACCACCGATATTAGATCGACCTTTGTCGCTTTTACCTATAAGAGAAAGCAAAAATTTAATCATAGTATTCGTATGTAGTTTTGCGCCCTTTTTTTACAGCTCTAAGTACATTACCTCTATTCCCACTTGGACCTACATAAGAAACGTGAATCCAGTCTGGATTTTCATCATCACCAAACTCCCAGATTAACTGGTCAAATGGTAGGTTATCTTTTATGTAGTGAAATAAATCAGCATTAGTTTTGTCTCCTAAGGCATCAATATCAATCGCCTGTCCTTTAGTATGCTGAGAGGTTCTACTCCCTTTGATAGCATCATTTAAATCTATAGACCGATAAAAACTGTTAACACGAATTGGCTCTGCTGCCCATTCTCTGAGCGGCTCGAATACATTTTTTGCAAGTTTTTTCATGTTTTGCACAGCCACCTCGTTCGGTGTGTTCTCGATTTCTTTTTTCTCCGCTGTCGCTGAGTGACTCGCCTCCCTCCAGCTGATATGTTTGCTGATAAATCTCATTGCTTATTTTTTTAATTTTTTAATTTCCTCTTTAATATCCGAAAATTTATCCTCTACCCAGTCTGGTATTTTGTTACCATTGTCATCTTTTACAATGTTATAAGATGCCAAAACCATAGCAATTGCTGAAATCGCAATAACTCCAGTGATAATAATTAAAAGTGTGTTCATGTCTATTGTGTTTAAATTATAGTTTAAAGTAGTGCCTACAGTTCCTGTTTTCACCTACGCTTTTTGTCATTGTCTTTAGCTAGGTACTCTAGGTCTTTCATAAAATCTCTAAGAGTTAACTCGATATTTTTTACCTGGTCCTCTAGCTCTCTCTGGTTTTTCCAGGTGTACTCTTTTTGATTATACTTTAATTTAGATACCTCCTCCTCCAGTAAGGTAGCTCTATTGTTTAGCGTGTAATATGAGCCTATAACTGAGGCAAACATAGCACCTATGGTTATTATTTGCATTGGCGAAATACTAAAATCCGCTTTTCCGTCGTTATTAATATCAATTTTTGGGGACATACTTTATTATTTTATTTTTTTATAAATTGAAATACCAGTGTAGCATATTGCCATAATTAAACTGACTGTCTGTAAAATTGGGTTTATTGCTGTAACGCTGATCGCTAAAGCTATCCCATTGAAAGCGTATATTTTCAAATCTTGCATTTTATTAAATTTGTTCTATTCTATTAGAGATCGTTAATATCGCTCTAAAATATGTTTTTTCTACGCCATCCTCATATAGATAGCTGGTCCCCTCATTTGTACAAGTGTAGACATTAAATCCATCAGCGCTAAGGTCAAAATAATTTCCAGAGCGTGTTCTAATTAGAGCTAATATATCAGATGCTATTTGATTAGCCTGTAACTCTCCGCCATCATCCCCAATAAAAGAAGTGACTACCTCAATTCTAGTGGTGCATTCTAACATAAAAGCATCTGAGTTTTGATCTACCTCTGTAGAGTCAACTGAATAGACTCGTATATAAGGCTCAGAGGCATCGTTAGGCACTCTGTTATAAATTGGGACAGTTACCCCATTGGATGTAATTGCATCCGTTAAACGAGTTATAATCGCCTTTCTAATAAAATGGATAGCCTCTATCATTTAAGTAATTTTTTTATTGTGTTATCAATGCTAGAAATCATTTTTTTAATTCCTTTGTTTACAGTGGGATAGAAAAAGGGAATTTCAGCGTTTCCATTTTTTCTAGGGCTTGCAGCTCCTCCTCCAAATTCTACATAGCCAGAATATGGTGCATCCGATCTGATTTCAGCTTG